TTGGGAAGTCAACTGCCCCAAGTGTGATGGCTGGCACAAGATGCAGTTCCGCTGGAATCCCGACCGTCCGGGCGAAGGCGGCCTGCGCTGGGATGCGGACGGCTGCAAACTTGCCGATGGCCGGTTCAACTACAACAAGCTCGCCGAGACCATCCGCTACCAGATGCCCTGCGGCCATGAAGTTCGCGACATCGCCGCCGAACGCCGGCAGCTCCGTGGTCGCTACCGCGTCACCAACGAAGGTGCGCACGTCAGCCACCGCTCCTGGACTTTCGACGCGGTGAGCTGTGATTCTATCAACTGGCTGCGGCTGGTGCAGGAGTGGCACGCGGCGGTGCGCGGCCTCAAGACCGGCGACACCGAGCAGATGCACCGATTCGTCACCGAGCGCGAGTGCCGGTTCTATTCTGACGAAGCCATCCCCTACCGCGGCGCGGTCGTCGTCAGCGCCGGCATCACGAAGAGCCGCGATGGATTGCCAAACCGCGCCGCCCGCCTCTGGGCTGCCGACGCGCAAAAGGGCTACCGCTCGAAGGGCGAACTCTCTCACTACTGGCTCGTCATCCGCGACGTGCTGGAGAACTGCGACAGCCGGTTGGTATTCGAGGGAAGCATCCAGACCGACACCGACTTGATCGCCATGCTGGAGGAACACGGTTGCCAGCCGCGGTGCGGCGTCATTGACGCCACCTGGGACACCAAGCGACTGATGGAGTTCTGCTATCGCAACGGCTTCAACGCCACGCTCGGCAGCGCGAAGCAGGAATGGTTTGCCCACCCGGACAAGATCCGCCGTTTTTATTCCGCGCCGAAGCCGATTCACGGGGAACTGAACGTGCCGCCCCGGTTCAACTACACCGCCACCGCTGCCGGCTGGACGCCCGCGGTGGACGAGCCGCAGGTCTGGTTTTACAACAAAGCCGGATTGCTCTCCAACTTGGATTTCCTGCGCTACCACGAAGAACTCGTCCGCCAAGCCGATGCCAATGCGCCTGCGTGGCACTTCATCAAATACGAAGTGCCGGCGGACGTGAGCGAGGACTACAAGCTCCAGATTGACTCCTGGGAACGCCGCGCCAGCACGCGCGGCCGGGCGCGCGAACACATCGAGGAATGGCGGCAGACCCGGCCCGCCGACCACATGAGGCTCTGCGAAGGTTACATTGCCATGCTCATGGAGATGGAAGGTTTCATCGGCAACCGGCTCGCCGGCCTCGGCCTCAAGCCCGCCGCGCAAGAACCATAAAAAAAACTTGTTCTTCAACTCGGTTCGGTTGATAACCTGATAAATGCGCCGCTACTACACCCGAAAAGAAATTGCCTTCGCCAACGAGGTCACCGAGCGCACCGTCAGCCGCCGCGAACGCAAGCTTGGCCTGCACGAACTCCGCGACCCGGCCTGCACCAAACCCGTGCGCTACAATGCCAACGCCACCTCCGAGCGCCTGCGCCGCCACGGTTGGAACTGCCCCGAAGATTAGCCCTGTCCGATGTGTCCGATGTGTCCGATGTGTCCGATGTGTCCGATAAGTCCGATGTGTCATTAACACATTGACCCCGTTTTCGGCGATATTCGGCTCGTGCCAGTCACCACGCAGGACCTGAACCGCCTCCTCGATGACGCCGCCGAAGCCGCGGCACTGAACACGCGCGCCCTCCGCGTGGAACTCCGCGCCGCCGAGAAACTCGTCGGCACGCTGCTCTCCGCTGGTGCGGTCCAGTCCATCAGCAAAAACTCCGTGTCGCAGTCCTACGCCTTCGGCGGCAGCGGCACGCTTACCACCGCCGAAGTCGCCCGCGCCTGGCGCGACCTCATCACCTGCCACGATGGCAGTCAAGCCGCGCTCGTCGCCGCCGGCGATGCCACCCCCACCGACGATGCCATCCTCGCCGAGATGCGCGCCCGGCTCGAACCCGTCTACGCCGCCTCGCTCGATCTCACGAACCTCCGCCACGCATGAACCTCTGGCAACGCATCAAACTCGCCGCGTTCACGGTCTTCGACCGTTACGAGTCCGCCACGCCCAGCGTCCACCGCAGCCATGTCCCCGGCGCGCTGCTCGATGCCCGGCTCGACATTTCCAAGTCCACCCGCAAGGAAATCATGCGCAAGGCGCGCTACTACGAGAAGAACAACGCCATCGCCCGCCGCATCGCCTCCGTCTATTGCGACTTCACCGTCGGCGCAAATGGGATGGTGTTCACCCCGGCCAGCTCGGATGCGAAATGGAATGCCGCCGCCAAGCTCTACCTCGAAAAAACCCTCAGCGTCATCGACCTGAACACCCGCCAACCATTCGGCAGCCTCCAGCAGTTGATTGCCTGGCGCGAGTCGTTTGATGGCGACTGCTTCATCGTCAAGACCAGCGGACAGGACAACTCCGGCCGCTGGTGGCCGCGCATCCAGATCATCGAGGCGCATCTCTGCGAGACGCCCGAAAGCGAAGCCAGCCGCGAAGGGGTCAGCGTCGTGGACGGCGTGGAACTCGATGGCAATGGCCGCCCTTCCGGCTACTGGTTCAAAGCCAGCAGCGACAGCCAGAATTTCCGCCTCGTGGATGCGCGCAATGTCATCCACATCGGCGACCCCGAGCGCAGCCAGCAGGCCCGCACCCTCTCCCGCTTCGCCGCGGCGCTCAACTACCTCCAGCGCCTCGACGACCTGCAAGAGCTGGAACTGCGCGCCATTGCCGACGGTGCGGAGAAATCCACGTTCATCAAATCCTCCACCGGTCAGCTCCCGCCCGGCATGGGAGGCGTGACGGGTCGCTTCCGCGACACCGCCGTGAAGACCGGCGTGGCCCAGACCACCGATGCCTCCGCCGTGCGCGACGCCGTTGGCGGCCGCGTTGTCGCCCTCGGCCTCGGCGAGGAAGTCAGCCAGTTCAACCCCGCCCGCCCCACCGAATCCACCCGCTACCTCTGGAGCTACCTGACCAGCAGCGCCTGCGCCGCGTTCGGCATCCCCAAGCTCATCTGTTTCTCCGAATGGCTGGATGGCGCGCAGGGCACGGTGGTCCGGGGCGACTACGACATCGCCGCGCAATTCTTCCGCGCCGCCTCCGGCGTCCACGCCGCGGCGTTCCGCGAGGTCATCCTCTATTCCCTGAGCTGGGGCATCAAGACCGAGCGCGAACTGGCCGACCCGCCGGCCGACTGGACAAACCTCAGCACCACCGCCCCGCGCGCCGTCAACGTGGACGTTGGCCGCAACGCCGCCGCCAAGCAATCCGATTTGAAGCTCGGACTTACCAGCCATGAGGCGGAATTTGCCGCGCTCGGACTGGACGCCCGCACCGAAGTCACCAAACAGATCAACTTCATCGCCTTCGTGAAACGCACCTGCGCCGAAGTCAGCGCCCGCGAAGGCGTGGAGGTTCACCCCGCCGAGGTCCTCGGCGAAATTGTCACCGGCAGCCTTCCCGCCCTGCCCGCGCCTGCCGACCAACCGCAACCCCAGGAACTGAATCAATGAACATCACATCCCCGCAATCTTGGAAAGCGTGGGCGCAAACCTTCCCGCAGCGCGCCTCGGCTGATGTTGACTACAAATCCCCGTTCCGCGTGGTGAACAAGACCGCGCAAGCCGCCGAGATTCTCATCTACGACCAGATCGGGCGCGACTTCTGGAGCGGCGAAGGCATGGCCGCGCAGGACTTTGCCGCGCTGCTCAAGGACCTCGACCCGAAGGCCACGCTCACCATCGGCATCAACAGCCCCGGCGGCAACGTGTGGGACGGCTTGGCCATCTACAACGCCATCCAATCGCGCCCCGGCAAGACCATCACCCGCAACGACGGCATGGCCGCCAGCATCGCCAGCGTCATCCTGCAAGCCGGCAGCGAGCGCACCAGCGCGCCCGCCGCCCTCGTGATGATCCATAAGGCGTGGGGCATGATGGTCGGCAACTCGGAGGACGCCGCCAAGTTCCAGACCGAACTGGAGAAGCACGACCAGGTCATCGCCGAAATCCTTGCCCGGAAGAGCGGCAAACCCGTCGCCGACATCCTCGCTTTGATGAGCGCCGAGACCTACTACACCGGCACGGAGGCGCAGGCCGCCGGCCTCGTGGACACGCTGACTCAATCTCAATCTGCTGCCGCCCTCGGGGCATCCAACCTCGCCAATAGCGCCGCTCTCGCCGCGGCCATCACCCAACCCGCGCCCACCGTGGCGGCAGCAACTCCTTTGACCGCGCCAGATGGCGCAGCCAAGCCGGGCGACCAAACGGTCGCCGCCGGAAACCAACCCCCAACCACAAGGAACACCATGCAAGACCCCACCCCCGCGCCGGCGGCAACTCCGCAGCCCGCGCTCGACACCACCGCCATCGTCGCCGCCATCAACGGCCTGCGCGATGACCTCAAGAACCAGAAGCCCGCCCTCGGCGCTGAACCCGTGCGCACCCCGCACATCGAAGTCATCGGCAACGCCGCCGTCGAACGCTTCAACCAGAAGCAGCACGGCCGCGACCACCGCAACTTCATCGTCGCCAACTACGGCACGCTCTCCAAGGAGCTGGTCGGCGCGGGCATCTTCAACGCCAACACCGTGGACGCCGGCCTCGCCAACAGCCTGCTCGCGTCCGAAGCGGTGGACACCATGCGCTCCCGCTTCGCGCCCCTCGGCGCGTTCACCCGCAGCGTGGCGCTCTCGCCCGTCAGCAAGCGCCAGGTCATCAACGTGCCGCTCGTCTCCAGCGCCGGCAGCATCCAGAACAACCCCACCAACTTCGAAACGGGCGACACCGTTGCGGGCGACATCGCCGTGACCGTCAACCAGAAGTCGAAGTCCTGGACTGTTTCCGGCCCGGAACAGAACCTCGGCCTCAAGCTCGCGCAGCTCGCCCCGACCAATGCCAAGGTGTTCGGTGAAGGCGTCGCCGCGGTCGTCACCGCCCTGATGACCAACGCCAACTACGGCGCGGATAACGTCATCGGCACGGCGGCCAACTTCGCCAGCGATGACCTTCCCGCCATCCTCGCGCTCGGGAAAAACTTCTCCCGCGCCACGTTGCTGCTCGATGGAGGCCACCTCGCCTACCTCCTGCCGACCACCCGCGAACACTTCGCTTTTGGCGAAGCCGGCGCGTTCGGCTTCGATGGCGGCATTTACAAGAACAACCTGTGGACCAGCGCGGCCACCGACATCTGCGGTTTCGTCTGCGGCCCGGATGCCATCGTGATTGCCTCCGGCGCTCCGGCCACGCTCCCCGCTGGCGAGGCGATGATGACGGAAAGCGTGGATGTCGGCCTCGGCATCAGCGTCACCGCCACCACCTGGTTCAGCCGCAGCTCCCGCGCGCTCTGGGGCAGCTATGACCTCATGTTCGGCGCGGCCGTCGGCGACGCCACGCAGGGCAAAGTCCTGACCACGGCTTAATCCGTCGAGGTTTCACCAAGCCGCCCGGAGCAATCCGGGCGGCCTATGAAGCCCCGAAGGGCCTGACCCCACAACCACCTAAACTTATGCGCCAAGCCATCGTCATCAAGAACCCGAAATGGGAATCGTTCACCGCCGCCGCGGACGCCTTCAAGGACCTTACCCTGAAAGAAAAAGAAAGCGCCGTCCTCGTCGTGCGCGGCAAGTGCAAAGAACGCAAACCCGCCAAGACCATCGCCGCCGCCGGCAAAGCCGCCGCTGCCTAGTGATTATGCCCGCCGCCTCTGACACCATGCTCGCCTCCGGCAGCGCCGCCCACGCGGCGGCGCTGCACGGCGAGACCGTCGCCCTCCTCACCGGCCCGCACGCCGGGCGCGAGGTGCGCGGCGTCGTCATCGAGAACGAGGCGGACATGGACCTCGCCGGCATGATGCCCGATCCCCGGCCCAAACGCATCGCCCGCTTCCCCGTGGCCGACCATCCGCCACTGCGCGGTCAGGATGTGGTGCGCACCGAGGACGGCAAGACCTGGAAAGCCGTGCGCCAGCCCGGCGTCGCCTTCCTCACCGTGGATTACGAACTCATCGAAGTCACCAGCAAGGACGCATGAACCCATCAACGCTCAATCAACTCTCAACTTTGGTGCGCCACTTCCGCATCGGGCTGCTCTGCCTGCTCGTTCTCAATTTTCAAACTTATGCCGCCACCGTGACGTGGTCGCCCGTGGAGATCACCGGCGCGGCCCTGAGCTGCCGGATGTATTTTGTGCCCACCAACATCGCGCTAAACAGCGGCAACAATCTGAACCTCGGCCAGCCCAAGAACATCGCCGCCGGCACGACCAACACCACCCTGCTCGCCGGCGACTACACCGTGAGCAGCCCGGACGCCCCATTCCGCCGCCCGTTCCTCATCGCCGTGCCCGATGACGCGAACACTTACAGCATCAACGCGCTGCGCAACCCGCCCGTCACCTACACCTACACCAACCGGTTAAGCATTTCGGGATTGGTGCTATCGGGGACAGGAACAACCTTCGTGACTAACAACGCCGGGCTGCCCAACGAGACGGTCACAATCAGCGCCAGCGCCGGCGGCGGCTCAACCATAAACACCAATCCTTTCGTCCTCACCAACGACACTCGTGCTTTGGTCTTAACCAACAGCAACAACCTTCTCGGCGCGGCTTCGGTTAATTTTAACACAGGGCTTGCCGCCGCGCCATACCG